TCGCCGAGCGATTACGGCTGGACAAGTCCAACGTGAGCCGGCGCCTGCGGATGGCCGCCGACGGCGGCTACCTGCGCAACCTCGAGGACAAGCGCGGCAAGCCGGGCCGCTGGACCCTCGGCGACCCGCTGCCCGAAGCCGTCGACCTGCTACCCGACCCGGCGCAACTCGCAACACCCGGCGCACCAGTTGACCTGGAGTGTTGCGGTGTTGCGCTCGAATCTGGGGGAAAAAGACCACCACTTAGGAAAGGAACCCGATGAGTGAACCGCCCGAACGATTCGAAGTGCCCGGACCCGCGTTCTACGCCAAGTACCCGAGCCAGTGCGCAAACTGCGGCGAGGGCATCGAACGCGGCGACGCGATCCGCTACATCGCCAAGCGGACGGTCGCCCACGCCCGCTGCTGCGAAGGCTCGCTGCCCAGCGGACCGCCGGGGATCGACCCGATACTCGGCGCAGAAGAGAGCTGGCCGTGAGCCGCCGATGCGCCTGCGGCGCGGCGCTGACCCGTCCCGAGTCCATCGACACCGGCCGGTGCTTGGAGGACAGGCTGACCGATTGGCGCCAGTTCTGCCGCTTGTGCGCCAGACCGTCACTGGCCCCGTTCTGCGATCGCTGCCTTGCGCTGATCGTCGAGGACTCGCGCACTGGCGAGGTCGAATGCTGGGTGGAGGTTCCCGGCTTCGACGGCTACCGGGTGAGCTCGTTCGGACGGGTCAAGAGCCTGGACAGGATTGTGGTTCAACGCAGCCACGGGGGCATCCAACGCCGGCGTTTTTCGGGGCAAATCTTAAAGCCGCACTCAGCTTCACACAGGGGGCTGTGGGTGCACGTCGGGCAACGCAATGGACAACGCAATAGGCAGCGTGTCCATCGGCTGGTTCTCGAAGGATTCGTCGGCCGTTGCCCCGCAGGTATGGAGTGCTGTCACTGGGATGACGATTTCACCAACAACCGTCTGCACAATCTGCGGTGGGATACCCCGAGCGCCAACCGTCACGACCAAGTTCGCAACGGTAGGCACGCGATGGCGAACAAGACGCATTGCGTCCACGGTCATGAGTTCACGCCGGAGAACACCGGCATCCAACACAACGGGGGGCGCTACTGCCTGACGTGCGCGCGTGAGCAAGGCCGCGAACGTATGCGCCGCCGCCGCCGACGAGAAAGGCAACGCAATGCCTAATTGGACGATTCATCTCAGCGATGGCAGGACCGCTCGGGTGACTGCGGACGAAGTTACGAGCCGCACTGACGGCAGTTTGTTTTTCCTGCGCGCCGCCGCCGGCAAGCACGCACCGCTGCAGACCGTCGCCGTTTTCGCCGCGAAGACATGGACGCTTGTTTACCCCGAGGGTGCCGACGTGTCACCGCTGCCCGACCCCACGCCGGAGCCGCCGCGCCAGCCGCGGCTGTACCCGAAGATCGACACCCCCGACCAGATCGCCAGCAAGCCGTGGTGACGAAAGGAAAACCTGACCATGACCGACACCGATACCCCCGACACCGATGGTTACGACGGGTGGGCGCTGCTCGACGACGTCCTGGCCGCGGCCGCCGACCTGACCGCGCTCGTCGACGACGGCTACACGCCCTGCCAACTGCAGGACGCCACCCGGCGGCTGCATGACGCGGTCACGCTGTGGCGGGAAACGCTGGAAGCCAACCTGCCGCCCCGGCTGCAGCACCTGCGGCTGGTCGGCGACGCCGAGGAGTGGTGAGACGCCGCCGCGCGCGATGATGGGCGCGTGACGGTTACATCAGCCCGAATGCCGATCATCTGCGCCGGCTGCCGCGCCTGGTTCGTCCCGGCCCGCGTCCCCGCCCGGTTCTGCGGCGGTGCGTGCCGAACGCGGCAGTGGCGGGCCCGCCACCCGGGCCGGTTTGCGCTCATCACCTGGTACCTACACAAGGGCGGCGGCGCCCAGGGCGGGCATCACGAGATCCGGGCCCGCTGGAGGCTCTTCACAAACCCGGCCGCCGCGCTGGCCGCGGCGCCGACCGACGAGCCGTACACGATCGTCGATCGCTTTGTGACCGCGCCGCCGCGGCCGACGATCGACGAGGTGCTGAGGCCGCGTCTGGTGGAGGTCCAAATTGAGTCTTGAGCAAGCTCACGCCGCGGCGCGGGCGAAAGCCGACACATCGCTCGACCCGGCCGATCATCGGTACGCCAACGCGCTGGCCGCTGTGCTCACGGCCCGCCAGTGGCGCCACGACAGAGAACACGACCCGGTCGCACCCACCGACGGCATTCCGCCCTGGAGCCAGGTGAGCGGCGCGGATTAGCGGCCGTCGGTTGAACTGCGGCAAATGTCGCAGTTGCAACTGGCGCAAATGCCCCAGTTGGAAGCGTCAACTGCCACATTTGTTGCAGTTGAAACACGATGACAGTTGAACTGGGGCAACTCTTACATGTGTAAGAGTCCACCCCGGTGTCCGTTTACGGACACCCCGCCGAATGTGCCGCTGAGGGTCGGACGCCGGGGATACGATCATCGCCAGGCGTTCTGTGACGCTGACACCGCGACGGCGGCCGTCGGACAGCCAGGCGCCAAAGGGTGCGCAGGGACGGCGTCCCAGTTCCCTGATGCGTGCGCGGAGACCGTTACAGCTTCCGTTGACTCTCTAGTGACGGTCTCCGGGCCCCGAGCCCCGAATCGAGCGATCACCGATGACCGAGTTCGTCGACGAAACCCTGCTGCGGCAACGCAGACGCAGCCTGGCCGCCACCGCCGAGAACTTCCTGCTGGAACGCCGCGAGCGCGGCCAGGAAACCCTCGACCACGCCGACAGCATCCGGTTCAACGCGATGCGCGCCGATTTGGCCAGCATCGACGACGAACTTCAACGCTGTGCCGCGATCAACCGCAACCCCCTCCTGGCCGGCTACGGCCACACCACCACCACCACCCGCACACCTGGAAGGCCCGCCGTGAACGATCGCAACCTCGTCTACCGCGCCGGCGACAACCACGTCTCCTGGTTCAAAGACCTGATTCACCAGGCGGCCAATTTGGACCCGACCGGGGAATCCCGAGCCCGCCTGGCGCGGCACGCCGAAGAAGTCGCCACCTCGTTCGAATTTCAGGAGCACCGCGACCTGAGCCGCGTCGACGGCGAAGGGGGGTACTTCGTTCCACCGGCCTGGCTCGTCGACCAATACATCGAGTTCGCCCGACCAGGGCGGGCGTTCGCCAACCTGCTGCAGCGCCGCCCCCTGCCCGGAGGGACAGATTCGATCAACACACCCCGGATCTTGACGGGCACCGCAACATCGGTCCAATCCGCCGACCTGCAGCCGGTCACCGAAACCGACTTGACCGACACGTTCATCAACAGCCCGGTGCGCACCATCGCCGGCCAGCAAGGCGTCGCCCTCCAGTTGATCGACCAATCGCCGATCGCTTTCGACGACGTCATCTTCCGCGACCTGGTGAGCGCCTACGCCGTCAACGTGGACACCCAGGCACTCGACGGAAGCGGCAGCAACGGTGAAATCACGGGCGTCAGCCAAACCCCGGGCATCCTGACCGTGGCCTGCGCCACCCAAGACATCAAAGGCTTCTACTCGGCGCTGGCCAACGCCATCAACCTGGTCTTGACCACCCGGTTCATGCCGCCCACCGCCATCGTCGTGCACCCGCGCCGCTGGGCCTGGCTCACCAGCCTGCTCGACCAAAACTCGCGGCCGTTGTTCGTGCCCGAAGCCGGCGGCCCGTTCAACGCGGCCGGTGTGATCGCCGACGTGGCGCCCGAAGGCGTCGTCGGCCGGGTGCTGGGTTTGCCCGTGGTGGTCGACGCGAACATCACCACCACCGCGGGCGCGTCGCCGGGCGGCCAAGACGTCGCCTACGTGCTGCGCGCCGAAGACGTCGTCCTCTACGAATCGGGCGTGCGCGCACGCGTCATGCCAGAACCGCGGGCCGACATCCTCAGTGTGCTGTGCCAGGTGTACGGGTACCTGGCGATGGCCGTGCGCTACCCGGGCTCGGTCTGCGAAATCACCAACCTGACCGCACCCACCTTCTAGGGCTTCCGGGCCGACCGGAATGAGATGCAGGACGCGCGGCCGGCGGCGGCTGGGCGGAACTCCAGGCCGGCGGCCGCGGTCCTGCGCTTCGGTCGTAATCACCAGCATGTGATTCCCGCGGCGCCCGCTCGCCGTAGAGGCCCGCACGGCACCGTCGGCGATAGATGACAGCGGGGAAGGCTGCACGCGCCGTCTGCGCGCGCACCCGCGCCGATTCGGGGTGTCCGCTGACGGACACCCAAGGGATTGGTCCCCTTCCGGGGATTGGTCCCATCCCGGGGTGGTCCGTCCCGGGACCGCAGCGACTGGTAAAAATTTACCAGTTGATCCGGCCGCACACCGATCGGCGTTGGGGAGGATCTCTCAACTGTTCGAAATCGAACAGTTGAGACTTACTTCGAGGGTGTCCACCGCGATGGACACCTTCCCCCTCAGAGGGGGCCATCACCCTCCTTTTTGCCCCTGACCGGGGCGGCCGGAACCATCCCTTAAAGTCTGGGGCGGGCAGAACAACGGGCGGTCTCCGCCAAATCCGGCTCCGAGGCTTCGAATACACCCCCGACGCGGCTCGAGGATCTCAGCAAACAGCCGGTGTCCGTTTCCGTGGACACCGGCTGGGGTGGTCGACAATGGCGCTATGCCGGAGCGGATCTACAGCGACGACCGGCCCCCGCCGCCGGAGCGTGACCCTGAGCACCGGCGCCGGCTGCCCACGCAGGAGGGGTTGGAGCGCGACGCGCGGGTGGCCCGGCTGCGTCGGCGCGGGTGGTCGTACCGGGAGATCGCGCGGGTGTTGGGGTGTTCGTTGGGTGCGGTGCAGAAGTCGGTGCGCCGCAACGCTTTACGGGCGCAGCAAACCCGCGAAAATCGCGGAGCTTAAGTGAAAACTTGGGAAATCGACGCTCAAGTCTGAGAAGCCCGGAAATCGGCGCGCGGCGGCGCATGATGGCGGGGTGGACCCTTACGACGATCTGCCCGAATCGCAGTGGCCGGGCAAAGCCCGCCGCGACATCGACACCCACCAGCGGCACGACTACCGCGTGCTGCGCGATGCCTTCAGGCGGAAGTGTGTAGCGGCGCGGGCGCCGTGCTGGATATGCGGCGGCGAGGTTGACTACACCGCTAAACACGGGTCGCCGATGGCTTGGGAACTCGATCATGTCGAGCCGGTCGAGGTCAACCCGTCGCGGGCGTTGGACCCGACCAACTTTGGCGCCTCGCACGCCTCTTGTAACCGGCGCCGCGGGCTGGCCGACAGACTGGACGGCGCCGGCGGCGGCGCCGAGGCGGTTCCGGACACGGGGATTCCCAGCGAATGCTGGCCGTGTGAGCCGCGGTGCGGACGTTGGTGCCCGAAGGTGTCTTGACCTGCGTGTTTCGGCGCAGCAAACCGCCCTTCCGGCGTGGACGGCACCGGAGCTTAAGGCCGTAACGGGTGTGCCTCGATGCCCGATCGGAGGCCGTGAGGCTGTGACGGCCGGGGAATTTGGCGGATTCCCGCGGAGAACGGCGCAGAAGCGGGAGAACGGCGGATTATGCATCGAGGTCCGCGATCTCGACGGCCCAACGGCGCTGCACCGCGGCAAATTCGAAAGTCTGCACGGCCCTGCAGACTTCGTCCTTATCGGGCCGTCGCCATGTGCGTCGGTCGACGACGGTGATCTCTTCGGTGCTCATGATTCGTCCTCGTCGGCGAGTAGTTCCATGACGCGGTCGGCGATGGCGTCGGCCCGCTCGGCCAGCTCCGGAACGGAGGCGACCAGCTTGACGACGCGCTCGCGGGTGATCTCCTCGTCGTCGGGCGGGCGGTGCGGGTCGGTCAGCAGATCCAGCACCTTCTGGGCCGTGCGCTCGTCCTCGTAGGACTCCTGCTCGACGGTGCGTTCGTACCGTCCCATCATCTCGGGGAAGAACACGGCCATTGCCGCGTGCCGGCACACTGCCCAGTCCTCGTCGGTGGGGTCGTCGGTGTCGCTGACGCAGACGATGTCGCGGTAGTTGGTGAAGCCGGAGAGTTCGTTGTGCGCGGTGGGCACGGACAGGTCCCACAGGTGGACTTCGCGAGCGTCGGCCAGCGCGCGGGCGGCGCGGGCGAAGGACTGCCGCACCGACACCGTGGCGGGGTCGTAGCCGTTGTCGGCGGCGATAGCCAGCAGCGGGTGGACGCCGCCGGTGGCCACGGCGTCGAGGATCGCCGATTGCACCGCTCCCGGACCTCTGCTCATCACCCTCTAAGTGTATCACCGATCCGAGACACTTACCAGTGGTCCATACGGCCATAAGGACTTTCGGTGCTGGCCGCGCCAAATGCCCGACGCCAAGAGATATGTACTAACTCGACCTACTTCTTGAAGTAAGCGGAGTTGGTCCATATGTTCTGCTAGGATGTGGTGATGGACACCACCACGCGGCCTCGCGCCGTCATCTACACCCGCATCAGCCAGGACCAGACCGGTGAGCAGGCCGGGGTCGGCCGCCAGTACGACGAGTGCCTGCGTAAAGCCGAGGCGCTGAACCTTGACGTCGTCAAGCACTACAGCGACCCCGATATCAGCGCGTACACCGGCAAGCGCCGGCCCGCCTTCGAGGAAATGCTCGAAGCGTTGCAGCGCGGCGAGTTCTCCGAGATCGTCGTCTGGCATGTCGACCGGCTCTACAGAAGCAACGCGGACCAGGGCCGGGTCGCCAGGATCGCGAAGAACGTCGGGCTGTATATCCGCACCGTCTCCGCTAGCGACATCGACATGTCAGGTCCATCCGGGCGGCTGCTCGCCAGCCTGCTCGGCGACGTCGCTCTCTACGAGGTCGAGCACAAAGCTGAAAGGCAGCGCGCCGCCAACAGGGCGCGCCGCGACGCCGGGCGGTGGCAGGCGTTCGGGAAGGTGCCGTTCGGCTACCTCAAGGTCGGCGAGCCGCGTCACTACACGCTGGTGCCCAAGGAGCCGGAGGCGACGCTGCTCCGCCAAGCCGTGGCTCACGTACTGGCGGGCGGTTCGCTGCGCAGCATTGTGCGGGACTGGAACGCGGCCGGCGTGCCCACCATGCGCGGAGGCCGCTGGCAGATGAGCACCCTTCAGCATGTCCTGACCAACCCCGTCCATGCGGGGCTGGTGACCGTGGCGGCCCCCGGCCAAACCAAGGGCAGCCGCCACCGGCTGGTCCGCCAGGTCGTCGCCCGCGGCGACTGGGAGCCGCTGATCGACGAGGACACCCACCATGCGCTGGTGACGCTCTTGTCCGATCCGTCGCGGCGCAACTCGATCTCCTACGAGCGCCGCTACATGGGCTCCGGGGTGTATCGGTGCGGGGTGTGCGGAGGCAAGATGGCCGCCTCGTCGCTGCGCGGCGATGCGCGGATCTACATTTGTCGCACCGTCCCGCAAAGCGGGGAGCGGGTCGGGGCGCACGTCACCCGGGCGCTGCAGCCGACCGACGACACGGTGACCTGCGCGCTGATGCACATCCTGAACACCCCCGGTATCCGGGCGCGGTTAACCAGGGACGCCGTCGACTTGGGCAAGCTGCGCGCCCAGCGGGATGCCTGGGTGAAGACGGCCGACAAGCTGGCCGCGATGCGTGACGGGGACATCGACGCCGACGGGTTACGCGCGCTGGCCGCGGAGCTGGACGCGCTGGGCGGCGAGGGTGCGCTGCGGACAAAGATCACCGACGCCGATGCGGTGCTGGCCGCCGCCACCACCACCAATCCCGCGTTGGCGCTGCTGGACGGCGGCCCCCTGCTGGAACTGCGGAGCCGGTGGGACGCAAGCTCCGCCGACACTAGGGGCAAGATCGTCGACCAGCTCGTGACGGTGACCATCAAAAAGGTGCCCCGCGGCACCCGGTTCAACCCGGAATCCATCGACATCACCCCGAAGCGATGAGCGTCACGGCCACGCTGGCGGTGTTCTGCGCCGACCGCTCCCACGCCCGCGGCAAGATCGCCCACGTCGTCACGTTTTACCGCGACGAGCGCGGGGTGTGGACCCATGACCGGGTGACCCGCAGAACACGGTCGAGCTACAACCGGGCCGACGGCGCCACGCCGTTCAAATGCAAGCTGTGCCGCCGGGAGCTGGCGCCGGATCGCCGGCCACTGTTCGCGGTGCTCGATCATCTGGCGGCGCAGGGGTGTGTCGACGTTGACCTCGCCGAGCTGACTGAATTAGCATCTACGTTCGAAAGGTCAGGCAAACTAGCTCATCCCTAGCTGACCATCCCGCAAGGGGCGACCGGGCGCGGCACAACGCCCGAGGACAGCTAATCCCTCCTCCACAGCGAGGGGCCGAGATCCTCGACCCCTGTGGAGGCCCCCGATGCTCCGCCTGGCTATTTTGTTCGCCGTCGCCATCGTTGCGATGCCGTCGTCCTGGACGAAGGAACGTGCCCGCGTCGCCGCGCTGACCCGCGCCGTGCGCGCCGGCGAACGCACCCAAGAAGAACTCGACGAAGCCATCCGCGCGTTCAAGGCTTCACGCATCGAGCGATACGCCGCCGAGATCACAAGGGACTGGCCGGCGCTGACCGAAGAGCAGATGGACCGGGTCGCCGCGCTGCTACGCATCGGCAGCCGCGGAGACCGGTGAGAGCGGAGAGGCCCGACAATGTCGGGCCCCACCTATCAGCTCAGGACACCACTCCCGCCGATGAGGCTCATCGTAGCGGTGCCCCGCGGCAACCCGGAAGCTACAGCGACGGCCACGCCCGCCGGGTGAGCGCGGCGGCCAGGCTGACATCGCTCGCCAGCGGGCGCCGCGACCCGCTGAGCTTCGCCGAGGTCGCCGACTGTCGCCCCCGCGACCACCGCGTCGTCGAGTGCGCGCCGTCGGCCAAGATGGTCGACGCCGGGGTCACCGCCGCCGGACATCTGCTCGATGCCGGACTGACCCCGATCGTTGCGCTGCCCACCCTGCGGGCGTTGTGGCGCCGCGGCGACCGCGCCCTGGCGATGCAGCTGGCGAAGCTGCGGGGCGCGGCGTGACCGACTGGGTCGCCGAGGGCGAGCGCATCGCCGAGTCAGGCCGCTATGTGGCCGCCCGCGGAGAACTCCTGGGCTACCTCGAATCCTGGGGCCTCGATGTGTACGAGGGCAGCCCGCAGCAGTGGATCGACGCGCTGGTGGCTGAGGCGCTGCAGGTCGACACATGAAGAAGGCGGACTTTGAGGCCGAGGTTGCCCGTCGCCGGGTGAAGCACGACGTCGCCGCCGTGAGTGCCAACGGACAGCATCCCGACGACCCCGGACCCCTCGAACCGGCCGACGGTCTCTATACCCCCCCGAACACCAGCGCAACACCGCAACACTCCACGTCAACTGCGGTGCCGACCCTTGCGCTGTTGCGCCGCATCCTCGACGAGCTGGGCCATGAGATCCGCCGCCGCGGCCTGGTGGGGGAGGAGAAGCTGGCGCAGACGCTCTATCTCGTGTTCACCTCGCGGCTGCTCGACAAGCAGGTCTCGGCCGGCGTCAAGGGCCATTCCGCGTCGGGCAAGTCCTACACCGTGGAGACGGTGGCGAAATTCTTTCCACGCGAGGCGTATCTGGAGTTCACCGGCATGAGCGAGCGGGCGCTGGTCTACTCGCCAGAGCAGTTCGCCCACCGGACCCTGGTCGTCTACGAGGTCGTCGCGCTGCGCGAGGGCGTCGAGGACGACATGACCAGCTACTTCGTGCGGTCGCTGCTGAGCGAAGGGCGCATCGAGTACGAGTACACCAAACGCGACAAGGCCACCGGCGGCTTCACCACTGCCAAGATCACCAAAGAAGGCCCGACCAATCTGATCTTCACCACCACCAAGACGCGGGTGCACGCCGAGAACGAGACCCGGATCTTGTCGCTGGCCACCGACGACTCCCGCGCGCAGACCGCGCGGGTGCTCGCCGAGCTGGCCGACGAAACCAACGGCGACCGCGACCTCACCGAATGGCACCACCTCCAGGAGTGGCTCGCCGAGGCTGAGCACCGGGTCACCATTCCCTACGCCCGCCGGCTCGTATCGCTGATCCCGCCGATCGCGGTGCGGCTACGCCGCGACGTCGGCTCGCTGCTCGCGTTGGTCCGCGCCCACGCGGTGCTGCACCAGGCCAGCCGCGAGCGCGACCCTGCGGGAGCGATCATCGCCAGCATCGACGACTACGCCGTGGTCCGCGAGCTGGTCGCCGACGTGATCGCCGAGGGGGTCGGCGCCACCGTCTCGGCCACCGTGCGAGAGACCGTGGCCGCGGTGGCCGAGCTGACCAACACCGCCGACGCGGAGGTCGGGCTGCGGGTGATCGCCGAGCGATTACGGCTGGACAAGTCCAACGTGAGCCGGCGCCTGCGGATGGCCGCCGACGGCGGCTACCTGCGCAACCTCGAGGACAAGCGCGG